AGAAAAATTGACGCAAAAATAAAACAAGTTATAAACACAGCTGGTTCGCTCAATACAGCCGTAAACAATCTTTATTTCCCTATATATGTATTTATTTCTCAGGCTCCGTATTTGAAGAATTCTACTGAAGATATAAAGGTTACAGATTCTAACAGAGGCGCCAATGGTTTTAATTTTGAGTCTTGCTCTACCAATTACGTTGTTAAAAATAGCGAAAGGTGCCCAAGTAGTTTTAGAATGAAAGCCGAAGTTGCCATATTATTCTTGGGATTAAATAGGAACGGCGCTTTTATAACTGATAAAAATACTGTTGATAGTAGTATGAATGGTTTAATGAATAAACTATCACTTCCTCAAATTAAAAGTGATAGTAAGCAATGTTTCCTAAAATGCGGCACTATAAATGACACGCACGCTTGCGGATGCTTAAATTTGAAAAATTCTTATAATGCAAATAATAAATCTTATAATTCTGTATGTTTAACTAATAACTCGCAGCGTGATATGACTATGGTATATTTCGTAAATCCCTATGCCAATACTTATTCAAATAACAATTATGGGAATAAACCACCCACCTTAAATGAGTTCAGATGGTATGGACTTCAACCTCTTGCATAAACTCATAAATTCATAAACTAACTAACTAATCATCGTCGCTAATGAACCTTATTTTTTCAACTGGAAGCAACTTGAATCTTTCAACTTTTTCCCAAAATGTATGTATTTTGTCGCTAATAGCCCCCCACTCGCTTTTATTAAATAAAACACGTTGCGTATTTATTTTTTCAAGTTTCCAATAAGTAAGTTTTTCAAGTTTATACTTATTGTTCTCAGGATTCTCATTAAATGTATCTATTTTATTATGAATATCTTTTATATTATCATTTGCTGTCTTATTAATACTGTTACTATCGCTGTATAAATAAGTGTATTCGCTGTTGCCTTTACAAGAGATGTATTCCGCAATTATACCGTGTTTAATAATTACATCTTTGTTGTTTGCAAACTCCTCCATATATTCGCTCGCTTCTAACACTATAAACATACATTCTATATAATCACATTCATTCAAATTACAAACAGCCAATTGTCCCTGTATTTGCATGAAATATTTATCCGGTATATGGTCGTCTACTATTTTGCGACTATAGGGACACTTGATTTCTATCATAATCCCGAGTTCATTAATTCCATCAGGAGAAGCCCCGAAATGTTCATTTTGCTTATCACAAACTAGCCCAAACTCGTATATATTAACATTTCCATTAACTTCAGAATATATACGCGATGCCATAGGTTCAAACATTGTCCCCCATTTTAACGGCTTGATAGAATTATAATAAGTATTATCCTTCGTAAGTTTAGCCTTTTTTTTAGCAATCATATCACTTACCTTTTTTTCTTGAATTGCATCATGTAAATCACTCGCCGTCAAGCGATTCTCTCGCGCATCAAACCACTCTTTCGTCCGTTGCTTAATAATAGGTTGTTTTACAAGCTCTTTAAGTACCTTTCTATAATTATTAATTTCGCTTATTCTATTTTTAATAGCTTTCTTATCAATATTCATAGAGTCCTTGTATTTTTTGTAAATATAATCTATTTTATTGATATCCTTAATATTATTATTAATAATATATATCATCTCGTTATCAACGGCATTATTAACTTGATTTATATCAGTCATATTAATATATGATGATATATATTTATATAGTTTATTAGAATTATAAAGCGTTTTGAACTTCTTCTTCGCATTTTTTCTTATATTGCTTAGATTCTTTGTATTTTTTGTCAATCGCTGCATTAATTTTATTATATAGCTTCTTATCCATAAAATTAATTTCATTAACATTTGATGTCATTTTTTTCTTTTTTGTTTTCAACTCATATAATTCATTAATTTCCTCAATTTTCTTATTAAGTATGACATCAAACGACGAAGCAGTATCCAAAGTAAGTCCTAAAATATCTCTGTCCTCCTCAGCAACCTCAGTATTAATATCTTCGTCATCAGCAACCTCAGCAACCTCAATCTCATCTATAGCATCATTAACAGTGCGAGGGATAGACATAGAGCACACGACAGGTTTATAATATATATTAATATACAAAATCATTTTTTATATGATTTTCATTTTACGGCTGTCATAAGCCCAGTGAAGAAGTGTCTGTCTTAATCGTGGATATATTTTATCACTATTGCTTCTCAATTCATTAACTTTGTTTTGTAATTGATTTTTAAATCTACCCTTGGGTCCAGCAGACTTCTTCCATCGGTTTATTTGGCGTATATCATCTTCTGTTCTGCGCCCATTATAAAAATTACAATACCATTCTATCCATCCATAAGGGTCTATATCTTCTTTTATCCAATTCTTTTCCATCCAGTATTCATAGCTGGTACCAACTTCTACCTTGTAATAATTAACGCTTTTGTCATATTCTTGGTTTATTATTAAATTGTCTGGAATATCTTTGAGAAACTTAAAATGCTTATGATGATTTTGATATATCTTTTTAGTTTTAGGAGATTTGATTTTTCTAAAATATGAACCACCCATAATACCATGTTTAAACATATCCTTCGGTGTGATATTCGGCCTGAACTCAGGATGATCCTTGAAATATATACTCATACTCTATTATATAACATCCATTTAATATCTATAACAACTTTTCATAAGATTGAAGAATTTACTATAAAATATTCTACGCGATTCCATCTGTAAGGCGGGATAGCTAGTGATAGCATCATCTATCTCGTTATCTGTATCATACTTATAAGCATCAAAAATAACCTCCTCATACTTATAAGAACCTTCGCTGTATCCTCGTTCAGTACCGTCAACTACCTTTCCTTCCATTTCCATTATTTATATATATAATCAAACATTTATATACAAAGTAATAACAAGCAGAATATTGAGATGCCGAGGGGAACCCGCGCCAACACGGGTTTATATGAAGGGTGCTGGGTAATGGAGAGGCTTGCGAGCTTTTTGTGATACCTTTATGATGTATCAAAAAGAAACCAGGTTTTTATAAAATTTGAAAATTAAAATTTGAGTACATCTTTCTGTTTTTTCAAAATTTTCAAAAGTTTTTTAGAAATTACAAAATAAATCAAGAGATGTACTCAAATTTTAAAATGAAAAAATAAAGAATTTCTGGTGTCTCAATAACTGCTACCAAGAGGCTATTGAGAGACTATCAAGAGGCTACAGAGAGGCTACAGAGAGGCTATTGAGAGGCTATTGAGAGACTACAGAGAGGCTATTGAGAGACTACCGAGAGACTACCGAGAGACTACCGAGAGACTACCGAGAAATTAGAATACTCTACATTTTTAAACTTCTTGTTAATTCTCTTGATATTTTTATCAGATATAGATATGTCGCTGATAGATTTTTTAGACAGCTCTTTTATTAAATCCTTAAAATACTCATCATTTACTTTTGATACCTCTGAATATTTCTTTTGTTGTTCTTTCCATAAATTAATATACTCCTTATTTTGCTGATGGATATTTCCATTCTTATTATATATAGGTATATTCGTATTATGTAAATAATTTAATACATCTATATTATTAAATATTTGAGGGTTTATCTTGTATTTAATAACAAGTTTATTTGGTATATCATAATAATACCTGAATTCATATTTAGGACATATAATCTGTCTATTTATATATTCAAATGTATTTTTATCTATATCATCTATAAATATAAAGCGGTTATTTATTATGTATTCTATATTTTTTTCATATTTCATAATAGGATATTTTTTTGTAAGAGATTTAATAATATAAGGAAATATATTAACTAAAGATTTCTTAACTATACCATTTATAGTCATAGAGTTTTCTCTCGTAAAATATGGTTTATTTACTTTGAACTTCAAAACCTTCTTAATATTTGTAGCCAAAAATGTATTAGTGTAATTATAACTACTATTTGTATAAAAGAATATCTCTACATTTTTAAATTTTTTATTACAAAAATTTAAAAATTCATTAATATAAGGCCTCAATAAGCCATCCCTTAACTCTTTTTGCATATCTATATTATTTTGCTTAATGCATTTTTTTAACCTGTTTTTTTTGCATAAATTATAAATGTATTCTAATACTTCGCGCTCCTTACATAATTGATTAACCGTTCCTATAATAGTTTGATCTATATCTAAAACTATTATAAAAGGATATTTATGCATTTTAATTTTCTTTATATCCCTTCTAAATAATACATCAGCTTATTTTTTACATTGAAAAAGATTTTCCACATCCACACTTAGATTTCTTGCTATTGTCAGTGTTCTTGAATACAAACTTCTCGTCATATTGTCCCTTCTCATAATCTACCATAGTCCCCGCAAGAAGTATCTCAGAACGTGGCTCAATCAAAACTGATATATTATCATTCGCCAAAATTATAGTCCTCTTCTCTCTATATCTTGTCAGTGCTCGCTCTTCTTCTTCAACTTTTGTAATATTGTATATGTAGCCATTACAACCGCCACTCTTAGCAGATAGCAAAAACCTACTTTTATTGCCTCTTGCTATGCTAAATAGTTTTTCCCAAGCTCTTTTTGTAATACTGATATTCATACCCCTTTTGTATTAGATTCTCCTTATTACTTCTTATATATATTATTATGCCCGAATGTTCATTAATGTTCCTTAATATACCTTATTATATGCTTACGGTCTTTATGTTTACATTAAAGTTCGCAATATCTATATATTGATAGCTGCTATTTCCAAATGCCCGCGATATCCCCGTATCTGTATAAAATAATAAATTATTAACAAACTTAATACCATCAACAACATTATGCCCTATAAACATATATTTGCACCCTAAGCTTCTAAGCATTATCTCCATATCTTCGGGATTATCAAGCTCTCTCGTCCATAATATACCATCATCATTCAATATAATTCTGCTAAATATATCACTATCTTCTGTTCCACTAATATTATTCATAAGCACAAACTGTCTCCACAACCTATTAACATATCCAATGTCCTTCTTATAGATGTTTAAAATTATCAAATGCGATATCTTCAAGCCGGCGTGGCAAAATAACATATTGCCTATTTTTACAACAACAGGTCTGTTGCCTAATATGGTAGATATCTGCCCACCCGGCTTAAAAAGTTCTCTTCTTCTCTTCTCATTATTAGCAATACTATTATTAGATACATAACTATAATTTCCCAGTGTATTCATAAACTCGTGGTTCCCTATTATAGATATTAAACGCCCGCCCTTAGCTATAGCCAATTTATCCAATATATTTGTAAAAGTAATCATTTCAATATCTTCAATTACTTCCCAATCAACATCTGTAGTTCTATTGAGGCTATCTATCTGGTCTCCCATTTGAATAACAAAAGTATTCTTAGGTTCAGCAATCCACTCAATATTTTCATTGATTATTTTGGCATCTATCAATATATTTTTGAACCTTTTAATATCACCGTGAATATCTCCAATTACAACCAATCTTTCAGGTTGCGGATATTCATATATAATATCTTCGCCCCCGCCAGACCCACCATTGCTACTATCTTTGCTATCCATATTTATAATAATATAATAATAATATAATAATAATAGTAATAATTTATATACATATAAAAAGATTATTAATATTATTATATATAATGGCTAAAAATATACATATCTATATAATATATACAGAAGAATTAAATAATAGGATAACTAACATCAATAATGTAGTAGCTATCTTGAAAAATCTATGTGCTAAAAATAATATTCAGGCTTTTATTAACCTTGTAACCGAACCTTCTTGTTCTACTATTGATAAAAATATCAGCGTATTTAATAGCAGAGTTGATTATAGTCCTTTTAAAGATAACAATGAATATAATGAGTACATTACGATGCTTAACTCATGTCAAATCTCTAATTACGAAAAGCATCGGGAATTATATAAGATAATTAAAGATAAAAGCGATGAAGACCTACATATGATTATTGAAGATGATATGCTAATTAGTAATAGCTATATCAATAATATCAACGATATGATAAATGATTTGACTAAAAAGGATAATTGCGATTTGTGGGATATTCTCTTTTTATCTTTGAATACTGTAAATAATGGCGAAAACTTCATAAATTTCCGCACCGTCTATAATAAACTGATAACTAAAAGCTGTTATTTTGTCAAACCTAAAATATGCAATAAGCTGTATGAAGAAAGCTCAACATTTAAATTACAAATCAAGCATTTCATTTCTAAATACATAGAGGATAACAAAGAGCTTAATGTATATTTTTATAATAAGAATACTTTGATTGAGGGGACAAAAATAGGCATATATCCTTCGTCAGTCAGTTCGGCAAATTACCTCTATTTTAACAACGAATATATTGGGCTTCTTAAAATATACAATAAGGATATTATAACCGAAGATGATATCAAAGATGCCAGAGAACTATATAAGATAGTTGAAAATATTAACTCTTCTGATCTCATTAATATTATGGGGATGATATATAATAAACAGAAGAATTACAAAGAAGCTAAAAAATATTTCATACAAGCACTAGAAACTCATAAAAAGAATTATGGATATCTACAAAAAAATAGTAATATTTTAAATAACTGTATAACTATATTCCAACATGACCAGGATATGCTTGAAGAATGTTTGAAAGCTAAACCAAAATACTAATTATATGCAATATATTGGGTTATTTATTTAAGCTGAAGTATTGGATTCTAAAGTAGCTACTTTTGATTCTAACGAGGATACTTTGGATATAAGGGAATCTAATTTGCTATTTAATTTGTCCATCTGGTTGTTAAGTTTATCCATCTTCTCCACTTTGGCATTTAAAGCTGCAAAATCGGCCGAGGGAACATACGAGGAAAGGAGTGCGGGAACTTCTGCAATTTTGGTGGATAATTCGCCGTCAACTACTTCAAGTGCCTTGACCTTCTCGGATAACTCATTAAACTCATTTAATTGAGTCAAATCTATCACCTTCTCCACGGGAACGCCCGATGCACCATCTACGACAACTCCGTTAACTCCATGAACTCCGTTAACTCCGGCTACGGAAGAGGCACCAGATTCTTGGGCTTTTTTAACCTCATTAATGACAGCTTCTAAATATTGTATTTTGGAATATAAACCAACGATTGACATATTATAATATACTATTATATTATAATATTTTATTTTTATCAATTTAATTTTATTATTAAAAAAATGATTATATTATTTAAATATAAGAAGAGATTAAATATATAAGATGATTATACCGATTAGATGCTTTACCTGTGGAAGAGTAATGGCGGATATCGCAGACTTCTATGAATCCGAAAAAGAAAAACTGAAGGATGCTACTGATAAAGCTGATAAAAAAGAAGTAGACAAAATATATAAGAACTTTGAAAAAATTCACACAGGAGAAATTTTGAATAAACTTGGGTTGAAGCGTTATTGCTGTAGAAGGAACTTGATTGCCAATATAGATATGATGGATGTTATATAATTTGCTTAAAATATCTTATATACTGATAAAGAAGGTATAAAAAAAACTATGGAAAAGGCAAACAATAAACCCGAAACAAAAGATGAAAAAGCGAATATTTACAATAATCTTGAAAAATACATAGAATCAAATATAGAGAAAAAATTGAATAGTCTTATGGAAACATTACCTGAAAAATTGCCAAAAGAGCCGACAGTCGCAGGATATCACAATTTGACAATACTACAGCTTTATAAAAATACGCTCGGCACACTAATAGATATAATTAATGATATTACGGAAGCTTATGAGAAATACGATTATTTAGATACTAATAATTATATCTATATAATCATAGGCATATTAATGAAAGATGGAAGAAAATTATATGTGGGCATAATATTTGTATTTTTGTCTTTTATAATCTATTTTATAGATGGCGCATCTGTATAATAAAATTATAATTAATGTTTAAAAAGAAGGTTTGAAATTATTAAATAATGGATATTATAAATAATTATTATACAGCGACTATTTTATTAGCCCTGATATTTTTTATAATAAGCAAATATAATACATCAGTCCTGTTGTCAATTATGATTATTATTATAATATATTATTATATTGATAGTAATATTAAGAAAAATCTCGGCGAAAGGAATAGTGCGGAAATCAAGATAATTGATAAAATAGACAAGGATATTGATGATATTAAAGAGATGAATACTAATAATTTTTATATTAATATAAATAGCGGAAATATAAAGTTCCTAGTTAAAAACAAGGAGTTCCTAGATATCATCAAAAACCTCAGATTTATTAAGAAGTTTGATAAGACACGCTATAATAACTTAATAATCTTAATGAACAAATTAATGAAAATCTATATATACATATTAGCAGACAGATACGATTCATATGTTTATATCCCGATATTTAATGATATTAAAAATGATATTTTTGAAATATTATATTCACTCGTATTTGTAGTCCCCGAGAGATTTAAACATATCTATGGTTTTAATCCCACAGAAGAGATAGAGAAATCGCTTAATGATTTTAGAATTAAAGTCGCTAATATGCTAATAGTCCTGGATAATTATGGAAAATTAGGCAAAGATAAAAAATATTTAGATATACACAAATATTCTCCTTATGAAAAAAATAAAGAACTCTATCTTCCTTAGAGATAAATCCAACGCGCGGATTATCTATATATCTAGTAATTGATCGCTAAAATTGACGGGGCTAAAAGGTTTGTATTCAAATGACAGATTTGAGACATTCATTATATTTTCCATAAAAGACCCGTAGCCGCCCTTCATTTTCTTGCCTTTCTTTTTATCAAACTGTTTGTATTTTGCATATAAAACTGGAATAATTATAATAATCTCCTTATAATAAGCATTTAGCTTTCTCTTACCTTTATTGCAGGTAAAGCAACCGCCTTTCATACAAGTATTACAAACGCTATTACCGCCAATACCACTGCTACCGTCGCCTTTAGCCATTTTTTTATAACCTCCTCTACTATTAATATATAAATAATCTACGGCCTCCGTGTTATCTGTTGCAAGACTTATTGATTTATCTTGTAATACCTCAGAATTGACGCGGTTAGACAAATTCACAGCTAATTCATCACACGCTCTACTAGATATCAATCTACCGACATCGGCATTTATATCAACATTTTTTAATGGAATGACGGCAGATAATAAATATTTACACGGAGCTATAGCAGCAAGTAAATCGTTACAATTGCCACCCTTTTTTTTTGACCTCATCATTATTTATATATAAATATTATATATATTTAATTACTTAATAATATAATATAATATGATTATTGAATATAGTATTAATAATATTAGAGAAGTATATGATAATAATTTATATAACGAAGATATGGAAATAATAGAAATGCTCCTTTCCGACAAAATAGAAGATCACTATATAAAAAGCCCGATTATTCACATATTTCCTATTACAATTTCGCTATCCATAACAATATTATTGGCAACTTATTTACTAATACGATAAAATATCCTATTCTTTTTTTAATTTATTTTTATTAAGAAGTATATACATAATTATATAATGTCTGATAGTATTACTCCATTTGGTACTACTCGTTCGGTTTTCTCGTTGGCAACCAACGATTTGGAGATAAATGGAGATATTATAGCCAGTAAGTTCGTAGGCTCAGGAGACAAACTTACGAATATTACAATAAAAAGTATAAACGAAAGTACCTTCAATAATAACTATGTACTTGACCAAACTTTGGGGGGTACGGGCAGTAGCACATTTATTGATAAAGGTATATTATTTAACAACGAAACTTTTAGAACATTAGAAAGTACGCCAAACTTTGTATGGGATAATGTAGAAAATGCACTATTTATAAATAACAAAGATATTATCAAAGATTATTCTAACTATATTTTAAAAACAGCAGAAGTATTGGTGAGCAATATTGAGATCACTTCTAACAATGTCATATCTCAAATCATTAATCATATTGAAAATGATATTCGCATATATAATGTTGGCGGAATCCCTAAAACATCTACGACAAATTATGGTCTCGTCAAGGTAGGCGAAGGACTTTTCGTAGATGATAATGGCGTCATAACAATTAAACCACAAGATATCGTTATTCAAAGGCCTGATGTAGAACCCGAATTAACACCAAATAATATACCTGATACTAATTACGAAAAATTTGTTTTTAAATATGATCCAGACCGCGGTACTACATTTGATAATAATGCAGACGGTTCGCGCAATACTGTTCTCCCGTATTGGTTCAATTTTGATAGTAAAAAGGTAAATAACAGTTCTAATATACAAAGTACTGGCTCTATTCAAACAAATGCTCTTACTATAAATAATAATACAGATGTATTGATTAAAGTAGCCGAAGAGCAAAAATACGAATATACGCCTCTCAATAATAACTACTTATATTTTAATGGTACGGAAAATTCATACGCATATTTTGATAGTTCAATAGATTTTTATGATATTTTTAACAATACCAAGGTTATTGGAGGGACTACTCAAGGCATTACCTTTTCTTTCTGGTTTAAAATTGAAGAAAAGGTTCCACAAAAAGGCTCTGTAATATTTTTGGGCGGTGCTACGAATTCCTACTTATTAGAAATTGATATTATATTGGATAAACCTGCTGATGAATATAATAAATTATCTTTGAGAATATTCAATCTCAGCGAGTTCAAACATATATTAAGTACAAATATAGAGCTTTATAAATGGTATCATTTAGTATGGACTATAGGAGGCAACGGTATATGGAGCATACATCTGAATAATATTAAGGAGACTAATATTATATATAATTCGCGAGCAGTTATTGAAACAAGTAGCAGGTATGTTGTTAAAAATATAGGGCGTTCAAGAACTTCGCAAACATCTTTTAAATTTTCATTATCAGACCTAAGAATATATAACAGAGTATTGACTGATGTTGAAATTATTGAGCTATATTGTGCAAATATTTATACAGAATATAAATTGTTCTTTAATGACCCCAATTATACAAAATGCGATATTTTACTAATAGGTGGAGGTGGCGGAGGTACAAATGAAGGCGGAGGAGGTGCCGGAGAGCTCGTGTATATTGATAATGCCACAATGGACAAGAAAACCGTCGTTGTTAAAGTAGGTCGTGGCGGAGCCGGTAAAGTAATTAAAAATATCAATAATGTTGATGTAGTCGTTCAAGAAAACACGAAGGGTGTTGATACTGTTTTTGGATTATTAAATATTAATGGTGGCGGCTCTTATAATATTGAGTTAGGAGCCGGTGGTAGCGGTGCAGGTAATGGAGGAATAAGTCAGCTTACGACCAACTTTAATAACTTTATAACAGCAACCAGTATGTATCACAAAGGTAATACTGGATATATATTGAATGGTGGTGGCGGTGGCAGTCATACTGCTGGTGGTGAAATTAATGGCGGTTCAGGACTTAATGCCATTAAAGATGGTACGACCGAGTTATTTAATTTTAAAACTATTTTTTCATTATCAAATGATAACAAAGAAAGCTATTATGATGCAATTGCGGGCTCTAACTATTTTGCCGGAGGTGGTGCTAGTAATATTGAAAATGCCTCGGGAGGAATTGGTGGTGGCGGAGGAGGGAGCTATGCCTATAATGAAAACATTATATATAATGGCTTAGATAATACGGGTTCTGGTGGAGGCGGCTATTTTAATCACGGCTTTTCTGGAGGAAGCGGTGTAGTTATTCTAAGATTTTTAAACAAAGAGATATTGAATACTGGTATCAAAAATGATATTATACAAACTTGCAATTATATCATCTCT